TCTTACAAATGAAATCGAAGTTACCACCTTGAGTATTATGCATCCACTCCTTGTATTTATCAGGGTTATAACCAATAAAAGAAAATCTATAGAAGTCTAATCCCGCATCAACACATTTTTTCATGAAGTCACCGTGCATACGGAATCCATTAGAGAACATGAAACACTTAGCACCATACTTCTTAACAATCTTAATATACTCAGGTAGGTTTCTATTCAGTGTGGGTTCTCCACTACCTTCTAGGTTAACTACGTTGAGTCCATGTTTTGCACAATCAGCTACGTTATTCTCAAACTCTAATAGGTTCATCTTACGTAGGAATCTCTTATCACGCCCACCTGTTCTCATATCTTGAGGACACATAGTACATGAGTAGTTACACCCACCATTAATTTCAATTACCGCTCTATCAATCTTCATAATTTTACACTCAATTCTTTTTCCAACTGTCTGCGGAATGTCCTAGCAGGTTTATTTAACTTGTCTAGTCTATCACCTAATCCATCATCATCGATGAAGTATTCTACCATCTCATCTCTAGACTTGAGTTTAACCGCATTAGGTGTGTTATAAGTAGTAACACCTTCCTTACTAGGAATCAAATGTGGTTTACTAAAGTTTCTACCCATGTAATGCCACATTCCATCATAGGATACTATAAACCTACATTCTTGTATGTGTTTATAAGCTTCCATTATTGGAGTTCTGTATGTTAACTCTTGTAGTATCCAACCCTTCCAGCGAAGCAGCTCTATTATACCATACCAATCATCACTTGTCAACCATCTTTTCCATCTTCTTGGTTGTTCTCTGTTATAGTGTGGCGTCCATATCACAATCTTCTTTTGAGGGGCGATGTGTTCGTGGGGGTGGAAACACCAATCGTTTGGGGGTGAACCTGTACCGTCATAACGTTCCGAATCAAACTCGAATCGTCTCTTAACCTTTAGTTCAGAATCTTCGGGTGCATAGTAGAATTCTTTTGAATCAAATACATGGGTGACTACTACACGATTATTCTCATGATACATCTCATGTATCTTTCTCATCCTTTCGATAACCGTCTCAGGGTCTTTAGGATGATACAGGAATTCGGGCCCATGTTCCCAGTGCATCTCAAGATTGACAGGGGACTTCTTGTAATCAAAAGAATATCGATGGCACACATTAAGCGCTTGCATAAAGTCACCCACTCCGTGAGTTCCTCGCCATCTAATCTTTTCCATTACTTACTCTTAGAGTATGCTTGAGTTCCAAAGAATGCGGCAACAATAGCTGCAACAGATACAAAGTATGTAGCTGCCATATCACCTAGGATTTTAGACGCTGAGTCCAATCCGACTAGGTTTGCTATGATTACTGCAAATGGGTATAGTAACATACCACCTAATGCAAACCATGCCATTTTACGTTGTGCATCACGCATTGCATCTTGGTCATCAAGTTCTTTTCTCTTGAACTCAAGATACATATCATGTTCTTCTTTTGATACAGTACCATCACCGTTTGAGTCGGCGGGATGATATTGTTTAATTTTTTCTTCTTCCATTTTTACCCTCTAATTCATGTAGGTTGCTTGGACAATTATTTATATTGCCATTAAGTCCTATGATTGTCTTACGTCCAACGTTAATAGTAGGACTACGGTGAGGAACCATTGCGGGAAAACAGAAGAGGTCTCCTTCTGCAAGTGTCTCTTTCCAGTTGATACCATGAAACTCTGTACCACCTGTATTACCGCCTGGCAACTCTACCATGTATATAGCGGATGCGTTACACCCTTCGTGAGTATGCCATCCAAACTCTGCACCGTCTTGATATTGTGCGAACCATATACCTTGTACATTAAAGTTACGACACCCCCATAAACTCGCATAGTGGTTTAAATAGGGTTGACATTCTTGTTTGATTGATGTACTGTAGATACGATTGGTGCGGTAATCATCTTCTTTGACGTGGTAGTCTGTGTAGGTCATCTTGGCGAATCCTGTGAAGTCACAGTCAATCCACTGACCTGTATCTGCCAAGATACCTTTATCAGATATTAACTTGCCTATATTTGCAAGTAGTAATTGGTTTCTGTGATTAATCCACGCCTTATCGTTTACACCCTCTCTTTGAGACTGTAGTGTATACTTCCGATAAAACGGTGGGTTCTTTAACCAATGTACATCGGGGGCTTTGGGTTCACCCATATCATGTTATCCTACTAAGTATTCGTACACGTCTTTCCAACCTTTCATGAGAGGAAAGTCCTCACAGTCCATGTTGTAACCATGTTCCATTACAATACTATCTAGTCCAACTTTAGCACCCGCCTCGGCGTTCTCTACCTTGTCTTCAACCCAAGTATATCCAGTACCTTCATAAGGTGCAAGGACTTCATCCTTGTCTGCACCACAGTCTAGGTAAATGAACTTGGTGAATGCAGTCTCACCGAACAACTTCTGAATGTTCATTGTTCTTAGCTTTTGTGCGTTCTCGTCTTTACTCATTGACGTAATCAGGTGAAACACATAACCGTGTTCTTCATGCAACTTTCTAACATACTGTATTGCATCTCTTAACGGAGGCACAAAACCCATATGGGCAGACTCGTTGAATTCTCTGACTAGTTTCTTTGATTCTTGTCTAGTAATACCGTAGATTTTTCCTACGTCATATTCCAGTTTGTTCTCGGCGATGTAACCTTTCTCAGTCATCCATACATCAAATGCATAACCCCAGTTCAACAGAACTCCGTCTGCATCCGTGAGAATTACGTTATGATATTGGTCTAACATCTTTTTTCCTTTTACTTTTTCTTTCATCATGTTGGTATTATAACAAGTTTAACATGATTTGGCAAGCATTAAATATATTTAAATTTGCCCGCATCGTAGTCGGCAAGGAAATGTTTCTTACCGAATCCACCTGTATAATGTAGGAAGTTTTGGTCTTTCCAGTGTTCCCATTGTCTATAGTGCGGGGGTGAATCGTTCCATGTTTGGTTGATATGGTTAATACTCAATCCATGTTTTACTAATTGAGCGGAAATATAAGGTTGGTCATTGTTCAACCAAAATGGGTCTTTATGTTCTTCCCCATCTTTCATATAGTCTAACCAAGGGTCAAACAGTTTTCGAGCTTTGAGTCGTGCTTCTCTTGTCCATACATGTACACCCGTATTCATTATATGTACACGTGAAGGCCTGACACCTTCTTCTTCTACAGGAACCACGGGATATCCCAGTCGCTTGTACTTAGAACAAATCAATTCGTATTGGGGGTCAGCATCATCCCAACTTGCATATGGGTACTCTAACTTATCACCGTTCATACCTCGTGAAATATGAATACTGGATTCCATAATACCCGATACATCTTTCCCACTTTGCACGTGCATTTCAAAGATATCTTCTTCGGTATTACACACGATGTCGGTATCTGCAAAGAGTAGGTTATCGAACTCATCATACATCTCATCATAAACAAGTCGCAGTACTTCGAATAATAGAACGGTGTGTCCTGATATTCCCGCAGTCGTTACTTGTTTCTTTGAGTAATGGTGGGTCGCACCTAGTTTGTTTGCATACTTCTTAAACGAGTGTGCGGACAAATCTGCGACTTCACGATAAACCGCAGACCTAGACCTATTAGGAATTTCATTAATTGGCCCTCTTGAATCACAATCATCTCCAGTAATCATATACTGGAATATCACATTATTCATTCAGGCAGTCCCAAACTATATTGAGTCTTACCATCCACACGTCTTGCAGTCAAACACTTATTGCGGTTCTCTTCAGGACTTACGTAAGATAGATGAATCCAACCCGATGTTGGGTCACCGTCTACATAGAACTCAGAGATGACTTGGTCAAAGTCTAGATTATCTCTAATCCATTTTGCGACCTCTAGGTTATCCGTACCATCACATTCAAAGTCAACTGCTTGACCTTTACTATGTTGTGACCTAGTAGAACCACCGATTGCTTCATTCAATGCGGGACTTCTATATCCCGAACTGATACGTGTGATACCCCAGTGTTCCCGAACCTTCTGTACGCAATTCTCGAACAGTGCCTTCGCAGCTACGAGGTGTTCGTCTTGAGGTGTGTTGTCTATACCCAAACGAGTCGCAGTCGATGACTTAGTAAACTCTTTGAGTGTGAAATTTTTACTTAGTTTCATTTTAGTATCCTAACATTTCTTTGGTCATGATATAGTCTCTTACGAAATCACTCCGTACAATATCTTTCCAATTATACTCGACACAACTAAAGTTTTTCAGTTGTTCGATGATATTTATAAAGTCCATAATACCCTTTTTATCATTTTCTTTAGTAAAATCGGATTGTCTGTAATCACCCGCAAAGATGATTCTTGAGTTGCGACCCAACCTTGTTATTATGGAATCAAGTTCGTGGAACGTAAGGTTCTGACATTCATCAACAACAACAATGGTATCATCTAATGTCAATCCACGAATGTGAGATGTAGACATGATTTCTAATACGTCTTGTCTTATTAGTTTCTCAAACGCACTACCATCATCAAACAATGTTGACATGATAGGAATATAGGGTGCAGTGTAAGCTGATAGTTTTTCTTCGAGAGTGCCAGGCAAATATCCTATCTCTCTAGTTGGTACAACGCTTCTTACGATAACAACTTTATCAAGAGGGGTCGATTTATTCATGACCTCTTCGAGTGCAAAGTAAATTCCAAGAAAAGTCTTACCTGTTCCCGCAGTACCATACATCATAAGATGATTACCATCTTTCCATGCATCGAAGGATGTCTTCTGATTTTCTGTTAGGGGGTCAAAGGTATTAAGGTGGTCGATACGTAATATCTGAGGTCTAGTCATTAAAAGGTCTTAATTGTGTTATTGCGGCCACTCTGTTTCTTGATGCGTTTCAAATGGTCACGCCAGTCAGTGGATGTTTGTCCTACGATGTTCCCTTGTGCCTGAGATATCAGGGCGGGTGCGGTGAACTGTCTTTGAAGATGCGGATTATCCTTTACGAAGTCATCATATTCTGACATCTTCATAACATGTTCTTCGACCTCTTCGGTCTTCTTATTTAAAAAATCATACGTTGGCATAGTATTATATATCCTGTTTATAAATGACGAAGGGACGCAAGCGTCCCTCCGAGATAGTATCACCTTCCTTATTTATGCTGATTGTTGAATAATCTCATCATATTGTTCGATAGAGGCTGACAAGAATGCTTGTTTTTCAGACAACTTTTTGACGAGATTATCTTTACCTTTTTTCTTCATTCGGTAAATATAATTGTCCAGTTCTCTTTTATCATTCTTTAACCGTTCTATCTGATTATACGGCATAAACGTCTCCTTAGTTAATGGTTGTTAAACTCATAACGAAGTGAAGAAATTAGGCGGAAGGTAACATACTCGGAAACGCCTCCTGTACCAACTTCTTGGTCAATCCTTTTGATGGAGATTTCTTATTGACCATGTCAATAACTATCAATGCATCTTCAGCAAAGACACTCTCCAATAACTGTAAAAAACTTCTCTCAATCTTCCATTGAGGTTGTGCTGAACTTCGGGCACCCTCAACGTAGTCACCGAACTGTCGATGCATTCTACGTAGACTTGATGGCACACTTTCGGGCCTATTAGGGGTGTAGGGTGGTTTACCTGACGGTAATACGAATTTAAGTCGTGGGTCGAATGCACCACGAATAACGTCTTTAAATGCGGGACACTTGTCCCCTGTTTCTCGAAGGAATTTAATCTTATCTGCCTTCTTTGTTAGTTTTTGAAAATCTTCAAAAAGTTCGAAAACTTCTTTTTCCATAATATCTTTCCTCTATAGTATTATATATGCAAAAAGGCATCTCTACAGACACCTTTTTTAGATTTATTTTAGGTTGATTTCTGACCAACCGTTCTACGTACAATGTCGTTATGATTGAACTCTGCCCAATATAACTCAAATGCGACACCGTCCGATAACCCTTCAAACTGGTGAACTTTACCTGGCTTTACCTGTGTAAACTCACCCGCCTTCAGAATTGTTTCATCGACAAGACCATCTTGGTCACCGTCTTGCCATACACGAACAATCATCTGTCCTTGTTCACAATAGAATCCATTCCACTTATATTCATGTAAGTGTTCCGAACACTTGAATCCTTTCTTGAATTCAATACGGTGAAACTCCAAAACCCCATTCGCATGAATGAGTTCAGTCTGTCCCCAAATTTTTCCTGCTTTCATAACCACTCCTTTGATACTACTTAGGGTAGTAATAAGAACGCAATTCCATCAACTGTTCTTCGTACTCGTTGAGTAACCACTCAGTGTTATACGCAGCTTCGTCTTCTCCGTTCTTGACTTGTTCAACCAATTGCTTCTTACAGACAGCAATCATCTCGGTGATTGCTTCTGCTTTCTTCTCTACGAACTCAGGTACGGCGCTCATCCGAAACTCTCAGTCCAAGCCATGAAGACTTCACGTGCCTCAGTTTTACTCAAACCAAAGTTCTCTTGCAACCACTTGGGCGCACCGAACATATTCATCGTTCCGCTCTCACGCAACTCATTCAACATTTCAAAATAAAATTCCATATTATCCATTTCCTTTCTAATTAAGCGTACAAACTCATTTCAATATAGTGACTTCTGTGGAAGTAGTCAGTCATCGCATCATCTTCACAGAAGAAGTCTTCACCTTCCATAGCACCTTTCAATTCAGTCAAGAAGGCAATACCTTTCTCACCGTAGTTTTCGGGAATCCAGTATTCGTTGACTCTGTGTCCCCACTTCTTAGCTTCTTCCATTACTTCGACAGGGCTAAACGTGTAGTGTCTGTTTTCCCTCTCTAAGACCTTCTGAGGTTGCATCTGAACCTCACAGTATTCTTCCATGATGTCTTCTGCACCTTTGATTTTGGCAACCAAAGTACTGTGGTGTTGAACACCCAAACTTACTTTGTATCCATATTTCTTACAAACGGCTTTGATTCCAACCGCTAACTTTTTCTTATTTTCTTGACTTACATACGCCATAATTTCTTTCTCCTAAATCTCAATTACAAATACATTATTACATACTCAACAGGTTTTGTCAAGCGTTATTTTCAAAATAAGTTCGATTTCTTTCAACTGTTTTTCAGTCGGTTTGAAGTGCGGGTTCAAGAAGTACTCCTGTAACAGAGTACCCTTTTTGTATCCTTTACTCATCCTTCCACCCTATCGTGGATAGCAACAGCACCGTAGAACGAACCACCAAGTAGTTCATCACAAAGTCTTGAGAACCTTGAGTCTGAACCACCCGCATAGTTCCCACCGAACATGGTCATGTTGTTATTCAACTTTTGAGTCGGAATCAACCTAAGTATCTTCCTACCACCGATAGGTTCTGCCATTACCAGTGTTGCGGACGGATAGTCCTCACTGGGTTCGAATGGCCCTTCTGCGTTTACCACACAGAAACCTTTTGCGTAACTTGACTCACCACCATTGGTGCAGTCGTAATTACCGTGTTTATAAATGTCTACGTTTATTCCCATTATGCAACCTCCTCGCACTTGTTAAAATATATTTCAAAAACCTTCTCTCTATCGACAGTGTCTCCACCACCCCAAAGGTGAGTAGGAACTTTGATACCGTAGGCATCAGTAGTCCAGTTCTCTTCGATGCAAGGATAATCACCATTAAGGTATTCTTCCATACACTCATATGCGTCCACGACACCCATTTGGGCATCTTTGTAAACCGCATCCCATTTAGGGTCTTTACCATAGAACGCCATTAGGTATTCAATGAATTGACCTTTTTCATCGTTGTTAGGATATCCACCGTCAAACACTAGTTTTTGATTTTTCATAATTTCTCTCTCTTTCTTCATTATGTTATTATAATAACAAGCGTGGCAGGAAATGTCAAGCGTTTTTTTCAATTAATTTCATTTTTTTTCTGGCTTCTGAACATTTTGGGGAGCGTACAAACCTTCAAGACAACGAACCTCATTGTAGACTCGGATTCGTTTGGGGGTCATTCCCGTGACAACACCAGCAACCCAACACTCAGTACCAACACACTTGACCCAAACTTTCTCACCAACCTCGAACATCTCTCTCACCTCTCATTCTCAATACAAGTGTATTATGACATGTTTGGCAGGATAAGTCAAAGACTATTTTGGAATAAGAAAAGGGGTTTTAAGAACTTTTTCGTATATGCTTCGAGTGGATTTTGCACCCAATGAACTCGTTATAGTAATCGTCCCTGAGTAGGACATCATATTCGAATTGTAGTTTGGCTTCATAGTATGAACACTCCCCTTTAGTAGAACATAGTCTTAGGATGCGTCTGGCGAACCCCTGACCCCCTTCTACGAGGGTTTTTACCGTTTCGGACGAACCATAGTAGTCCTTCCAGTCGGATTGTTTCTTTACTATTCGTTTGCGTTTCGCACCTTTGAGAGGGGGAAGTCTACGGACAGACCAAAAGAACTTCTTACCGATATACTTCTTACCAGTAGAGAGTTCTTCAAGTTCATATACGAATCCCTGATAATCTGAGAGAAACTCTTCGGTGGGGTCAAATGATTCGTTATTGTATGTCCAGTCCATACAGTATATAGGACTATAGGAAGTGGTTGTTCCTTGAAGTGAATTTACGGACTACTCCGTTGTACCACATAACTTTAAGTAGGGATGTTCTTCTCATCTTGGGTAATGTATATTCCCATTCTTGACCATCTTCATCAACCCATGTACAGTGATACCCATACCACAGTGCGGACTTGTACCAGTTGACATGTCCACCTGTAGTTATGAGTTTTTCGAGTGTCCAAAAGTAACAGTTGTTCTTCTTGGTAAATAACCTATACGGCCACATCCAAAAGAATATAATAAAAATAAAGAAAGCGAGAATCTTTCTTCCTAGGTCGTTTGTCATTTAGTCTTCATCCAGTAATTCTATATCTTCTACTTCTGACCCACACATAGGACAATGTAAGGGTCGTTCGTCTATGTCAAGCACAGTCACTTCAGTTTCTACTTCGCATATGATACATTCCAATGCGTAAGTAAACTGTTCCACTATGCAGCCACCTCATCCCAATTCCAGTCACCTGACATACCAGCAGCACTATACTCAGTAACTCTCTTCTCAAAGAAGTTATCATGAGATGCACCATTTAGTACCCAGTCTAACCAAGGTAAGGGATTATCTTTCTGTTTGAACTTAGGTTTCATACCTAGTTGCAATAGTCTACGGTCTGCAATGTGTCGGATATATGCCTTCACATCATCCTTTTCTAGTCCTTGAATTTCTGTAGAATTGTATGCAAGGTCGATAAACTTGTCCTCTAGTTTAACTGCATTCTTAGACATCTGATAGATTTTAGATTTTAGTTCGTCATTAACTACACGAGGATGTTCATCACAGAATGTACGGAATAACTTTGCGTTACCTTGTACGTGTAATGTCTCATCACGGATAGACCATTCTACAATTGTTCCCATACCTTTCATCTTACCGAAACGTTGGAAGTTCAACAACATCACGAATGATGCGAATACAGACATACCTTCATTGAACACAGATTGAGCCAATGCAAGTGCAAGTCCTGTATGAGTATTGATGTTACCTTCTTTCATGAAGTCAATCTTATCTGACATCTCTTTGTATTCTAGAAATGCGTGGAAGTCTTCATCAGGCAATCCCAGTGTATCATTCAACAATGCATATGCACGTTGGTGTACACCTTCACGGTTTGCAAACGATGACAACATGTTACGTGCTTCATTGTTCTTAAAACGAGGGATTAGTAACTCGTGGTAGTTCTCTCCTACCTGTACGTCTGACTGTGTAAACAATCGTAGTACGTGTGTAATAAATTCTTTCTCACCGTCTGAGAGTTTGGTTCTCCAATCTTGTACATCTTCGGACAATTCAGCTTCGTCCTCAATCCAATGAATCTCTTCATGTTTCTTTGTTAGTTCTACCGCCCAAGGATATTGGAAAGGTTTGTATGTTTTGCTAAAGTCCAATAATGACATCTCTTCTCCTATTTAATTAGTTCTTTTATATATGGTTCTAGGGTTTTTGAAATCAATTCATGACCCGCCCTAGTTGGATGACCACACGCATGTGTTAAGTCTCCGTATTTCTTTTCTATTTGCACCGAATTACTACGATGATTCCTGCCAAGCACTTTCCGTTTACCTTGTGATTTCAACCACGTACCTTTCAATATATCTTGAATGGTATTGTTGTCAGACTCACCTTCAATGTAATGTTCCCAAGGTAATCGCCAAGGGTAATCTGTTTGCACTTTCTTCAAGTCCTGAAACGAGTTAGTGAACAGAAATGGAATCTTCATAGCCGTCAAGAAACCCACCATTGCATATTGTGATAACTCTACTTGGTGTTTATGCACCTGAGCACATCCCAACGCAGCTTCTGAATGTAGACGTTTTTCTACACCACCATAAAGTTCAATTTGTCCATCTTCTATTTTTGTTTTATATCCTCGTCTCCATCCTGACCACGAAATGAGGAAAGCACAATCCTTAGACAAGTTCATAGTAGGTCTGTTATTTATATAACGAAGCACGTCATATGAAATAACAAAGTCACTATTTCCACGTTTACCTTGATTTATTGATTCTATGCCTAGACTTTCACCAAGGAAATCTGTAAAAGACTTTTCCTCGTTGTCACCCTTTTTTACATATCCTTCAACAAAACTATCACCGAACGTTATTAACCTTCGCACGCTTTACATTCCTCTCCATCATCTGTATCTGAATTTGCATCTAGGTATGTCATAAGTTCATCATAACCTCCTACATATTCACCTTCGATATAGATTTGGGGGACTGTTTTAACATTACGACCTGTCACCTCTTTGGCAGTCTTGCCAATATCTTCGAGGTCAATGTAATCATACACAATACCTCTAAGTTTTAATTCTTCTTTTGCCATTGCACAAAACGGACAATCTTTCTTACCATAGATGATACTACGATTGTCTTGTGATAGTGCGACACGTTCTACCTTCTCGGATACATTCTCTGCACGAGAACTTGATTCTGTTCTTAGGTAATACAGACCTTTAAGTCCTTTTTTCCATGCATTAAAGTGAACCATATTAACATATGACTTATCTGCACCACTAGGGAAGAATAGATTAACGGATTGTCCTTGACAGATAAACTCTTGACGTTCAGCTGCATGGGTGACCAACCACATTTGGTCTAGTTCATCCGCAGTTCTAAAGATTGCTTTCTCACCTTCAGTGAAGAATGGTAGATGTTGTACAGAACCCTTTGCAGTAATAATAGATGTCCAAGTAGAATCAGTGTTCTTACCCTTCTCATCTAATAGTTTACTGAGGTATTTGTTCTTGACCAAGAATGAACCCGCACGTGTACGATGTGTATATGCGTTTGCTTTCAATGGTTCAATAGATGGACTTGTACTTAGAATGACACCACTGGATGCATTCGGGGCAATCGCTATGAGATGGGAGTTTCTTCTTCCCGTACCAATCCCATCAGGATACTCTCCACGTTCTTCTGCGAGTAGTTCTGTTTCTGCAACTGCTTGTTCGTTGATGTGTTGGAACACAACTTTGTTGATTTCTCTTGCTTTTTCCGACTCCCAAGCGACACCGTGTTTTTGCAATAAGGAATGAAATCCCATTGCACCCAAGCCAATGCTTCGTTCTCTTTCAGCAGAGTACTTCGCTCTTGAAATGGTATCGGGGGCGTTATCGATAAAGTACTGCAAGACGTTGTCAAGCATCCTAACAATATCACGGACAATAGTCGTGTCTTTCCATTCATCGTAATACTCCAAGTTTAGTGATGATAAACAACAGACCGCAGTTCTGTCTGCATCTGTCGGTAAGTGAATTTCGTTACATAGGTTTGACCCATGAATCTTTAGACCCAAGTCTTTTAGGTTCTGAGGTAATGATTTGTTTGCGGTATCAATAAAGTTTAGATAGGGTTCACCTGTTCTAAATCTAACTTCTAGAATTCTCTCCCATACCTTACGTGCATTTGCAGTATCTTTTACTTCATCGTTCTTAGGGTCACGTAGTTCATAATCGGTATTGTTGATAACCGCCTGCATGAACTCATCTGTAATATTAATTGCGTTATGAATGTTCAATGCTTTACGTTGCACATCACCCGTAGGAATACGGATGTTTAAGAATTCCATTAGGTCGGGATGATGCACACTCATGTATGCGGCATATGAACCTTTACGTGTCTTACCTTGACGGTAAGCAATCATGTCTGCATCTACTGTGTGAAGGAAGGGAATTGGGCCTGGAGCAATGTCAGACACGGTTCGCACGTCAGACCAATGACCCCCGACACCCCCGCCATAAACACTAAGCCAACGTAACTCAGAACTATGAGATATGAGACCCTCAAGAGTATCAGGGACGTAAGTAAGGAAACAAGAAATTGGCATCCCCTTATCTTTTTTAGACTCTCCATTCGGGGCATTGCTAAGTACTGGACTAGCGTACATAAACCACTTATTACTAACATAACTATAAAGACGTTCTGAGAGTTCTTCATCCATTTCGTCCTTATACTTAGACCAAGCTTTTGCTGCTCTGGCAAATCCTTCTTGTGGTGATTTTTCGTGGTCTTTTAGGTAGAAGTCCTTTAACATTCCTACTGCATATGAGGCGAGTAGGTCATCCTTTTTCTTATCTATTTTTATCGTCATCTGTATCCATTGCCCATGTAATAAATTGTCCTGTAAGTATACTTATAACTTACAGTACTTTCATTTCTAATATTAAGTGTGATTATATACCAAGAGGCATATAAAGTCAAGCAAAAAATTTATTTATTTTTGCGAGACTTATCTATAGCACGAGACCCAAACCAAAAGGATATGATAGCAGCAAAGATTGCTTTGGTATCACCATCCCACAGTAGTCCTAATGAGTCCGCAATGGATGTACCACTATTGAGTGCTTCCCTGAGTAGGGTAATTTCGATTGCACAGAATAATCCAAAGAAACAGTATGTAATGATAGGTCGTACAGACTTCTGTAGACCCGCAATGAATCCAGTCCCTTGGTTAATTGAAATGTCGTGTTGAATTAGACGGTCATGTTCCTTGTCCGCAGCTTGCGTCTCGAACATCTTCATCTCGTGGTCAAATCCAGCGGCACGTAGTTCCGCCATCTTCTCCATCTTTTGTAATTCAAATTTGTTGTTTGCCTTTGTTTTAAAGTGGTCTGTGATTGCGGGTACAACTGAACCCCCAAATCCTAACACACTACCTAATAATCCACTTAGCATTTATCAGTCCTCTTCTTAATATTCTCACGCATCTTACGTGCGCTCTCATCACGGTTCTCAATGAATCGTTTAAGGACGTTGATGTCCTCTTTCTTTTTCTTCTTTAGATGTACAGGTGGTTCACCTGTTAGTCCTGCTACAGAACCAACCGAGGTTGCATCTTCACTATAGTCTCTGAATTTCTTCATCTGCTTATTTCTCCTGTAGAGATATACACAGTTCTTTTCGAATTCATGTGTATAGCCTCATAGATAGGTACACCCAATACAGTACCCTTGGGTTGTGATTCGACTACACGAATCTTGTCATGTTTTTTTACAATGTCATCACAGTCAGTAGTCATGGTATCGTTTAACATACGATATATGCCTGGCCCTAAACCACCATCATCCATAACAAACCACTCACTTGTTTCCGCAATAAGGTTCATTGCATCAATACCCGTTGCATCATGAATCTTCATGAGTTCTTTATCGGATAGTTCTCCATGTTCTTTAATGAGTAAGAGTGCGGCACCATAACGTGCAATCGCAGATTGACCGCCAGGAGCTTTTGCCATGATTCGTTTGATGTTGATGACTAGTCTAATGAATGCAGTATAGTGTGTCCTATATGCTTCACGGTCATCTGTTTTGAGGGTGTTAAAGTCGGGGTTCTTCTTACCATCCTTATCGATGATACCAGCTTTAAATGCACCAAGTTTCTCAAATGGTGTTACAAGTAATTTTAGAAACCTTATTGTGAATACAAGGTCTGTTGCTGATTTTAAAAGTCCCATATTATGCGTTCCTAATTTCCCGTAATGCCTCTACTACTTTCTTGTCCATCTCTATGTTCGTGTACATAGTATTGTCAATGACGTTCAAGAAAATTAGAAATGGTTTGATTACATTCCAGTAATCCACTTCAACTCGAAGTTCCAACATATCTAATCCAGCCTCATTTCCAAAGACATTAAAGATGACTATTAGGTGGTTTAATATAAGTCTTTCTGATAATACCCCACTATCGTTATAACGATTAAGAAGTCTCTTAATATATCTAAACCGCTTTAAGTCTTCAAAGAACTCTTCACTATCAATACATGTAGGATTGTAATAGTGTTTAGCGGCATAAAGTACAATATTGTCTTTTGTCAATTTCATCATATAGTTATCTATAAGGGGGATATCTCTCCCCCACCGACAAAAGGTTTAGTCTTTAAGTACGCCCATAACTCTACTAATAAGAGTGGTCTTGTTCTTGCGTCTGTCTAACTCAATACCATGTTGTCTACCCAAAGCTTCCAATTCAAGTTTGGACATCTCTTCGAGTGATTTCTCATGTACTGGTGCTTCAATAAGTGTTTCAACTGTTGAAGTAGGTACTTCATTAAGTTGATTCCACTCAGCTTCTGCCTGTACATGTAGATTACCATAGAATTCATCTATCTGTGCTTGTGTGAATCCACCACTTGCGTATAGTTCGCCTGTGATAGGGTCTTCCCATCCGTTTCGGGTAGGGACTGCATTTTCACACCATGCTGGTGCTTGTAGTTTTGCCATTATATTTCCTCTTTAATATGTAAATCCAACCGCAACACCGAGTACTTCGGCAGAGGCAGCAAAGATTTTATCAGTTGGAGACTTACGTAATGTTATCTCCGCTTTTGCGTTCAAAGAGATAGTACCAATATCAGTACCATCTGCTTTTTCCAACGTGACCAAACGAATCGCAGTACCACTATTGAATAGTCTTACTGCATTCGAATCACCGAATGTAGAGGCAGCACCTGTGGTTGTACCACATGCAACTTGAGTACCTAGTAATGTTATCATTAACCTCTCCTCTTAGACATACGTTCTAAGAACTTCTTGGCTTCAGTTGTACGACCATCGAATGGATTCTTTTTCTTATCACCTTTAGGTTCGTCACCTTTAGGTTCGTCACCTGTAGCGTCAATTTGACCTTTCATCTCATCGAATGATTGTTTACCCGCAAGAACGTCACGTGCCATATCAACTAAAGAACGTTGTTCCTTGAATGGTTTCTCACCTACGTCTTCAGGTTTCTTTTTCTCAACCTTATGTTTAGCAGCAAACTCTTTAGAACCTTTTGATTCTTTTGAGTCGATTGCTTCGGGTTCAGTTGCACCTTGAGACTCTTTACGTTTCTCGTTTAGTTCTGCAACAGCAGCCCACATTTCTTCGAATTGACTAGAATAGGATTCTTTCTTGACAGTTTCAATCTTAGAGATTTCAGGAGTCTTGTCTGAAGTATGGGGGTTGCCCTCTTTCTTCTTGTCATCCTTCTTCTTGTCAGCAGGTTTCTCTTCAGCTTCATCTTCGTCTTTCTCAGCTTCAGTTTCACCATCACCGTCTTCCTCTTCGTCAGAGATATCGTCACCCTTCTCTTCTTCGTCTTTCTTCACGTCTTTAGCAGGGACAGGTTTCTTGACTTCTTTCTTCTTAGGTTCTTCTTCTTCACCTTCGTCTTCTTCGGCAAGAGTCCAACCTTTCTTGAGGTATTCTTTTTCTTTTGACTTATCGATTACGATTGTCTTTCCACCCTTAGAGACCATAGAGTCTTTCTTAGGGTCTTTCATTTGACGTGCTTCGTCAACTTCAACCGATTCTTTCTTTGCATTCTTAGCAGGTTTCTTACCACCGTCAATCTCATCATCGACCTTGGCACGTCTGTTGTGTAGATACTCATCAGAGTCATCTACATCACCATCGTTGTCGATGTCTTTGTCTTTACGGTTTTTGAATTTCTTATCATTTGCTTTGTCATCTACAGGGTCAAGTTTAGATGCCTTTAAAGACTTCTCAGCTTCCTCAACTTCCTTTGCAGTAACAGGGAATTTCTTACCCGCAAACATAAACTCTTTCTTACCTTCTTTTTTAGCAGCTCGAGCAGCAGCAACGAACTGTGCTTTTGATTCTTCTTTGGATGATTCTAGAACCGCTTGGTATGCTTCACCCAGTCTTTTTATATCAGATGTTTTCATTAGTTTCTCCTAGTTCATCCAAATTGCGGACATAATACCAGCGATTGCCGCTGCGATTAGTATCCAAAATAGTTTGTTTATAACACCCACGGTATGGGCATTCTCTTCGACCTTTCTTTCTATATCATCTAACTTTTGTGAGAATCGATTCATTCTCTCGAAGTTCGTATGATTATTCTTTTCAATAGCAATCAGTTTCTCTTCCGCACGTGCGAGTGAGACCATTGCATCAGACAGATTGTCTATCTTTTCTTCGATGCGGTCTAGACGTGCCGCCTGTGTTCCTGTTGCCATTCTTAAAATCCCATAAGATGTATAAAATTGTTACTGTTATTTATAAGTTCTTTATTCTTAAAACAAGGTCATGTTGACCTTTTATTAATCTATGATATACCATTTTTGGTATGTCGTAGACCATCCCTTTTTCTAATTCAAATGGTTTGCAGTTATCCATTTGGAGTTTCCACTTACCACTTTCCATAACGTTTATTGTGCGTTTGGTCTTATCTCTGTGCCAAACTAAATTCTCTTCTTGTACGTCAGGGGTAAATATTCGTAATAAGTCCCCATTAGTAAATACCAATTCCCTACAAGGTACTACCAAAAGAAGTTTCCTCCTCCACTCAATCCTAGTTGTTTTGCATAACGAGGTAATCTACACGCCCAATATCCCGCAGTCATTTTATCGGTCTTGGTTTCGCACTTGTGTCTAGCAACAAATGATTTACGTGCGGCAGGGTCATTCAACTTAACCTTAAGTCCAGTTGTATCACCCCAAGAAATCTTTTTAACCTTTCCGTCTGGCCCTTTGACATACACATAGTATTTCTTTGACCCACCCTTCTTAGGTTTATTGAGTTCAGGTTGTTCTTCTTCGAAGATACAATCCAGTGCAACATTCTCTTCATTGAATGTATCGAACTCACCAAGGTCTGATTCCATAATATCCACTTCGGATGGTAGGATGTCTAATTCACCCGCATAGTACTTTTCTCGTGCTTCACGGAAATACTCAAAGTACTTCTCTGAACCAACACGATATATATTACTCTCCACTAAAGGTGAGTCATCACATACACAGTAATCATTAAACTTTTTCATTAGGCAAACATCTTCGCAAATGCTTTTAAGTTAAGAGTAGTGAAAGAACCAAACTCATCGGTAACCCTGTATACCAACTTACCACCTGAAACCTGTGGTTTTGCTGTAAACGGTCTACCTTTTGCATTCTTTAAACCACTAATCTCAGAACCATAGAGTTGCACCTTCTTTGTAGCAGGTGGTCTCTTTTGTTTTCCGATATTGATTTCGTTTTGAAGTGTCTTGAATGATTTCATTATTTTCCGAGTGGCGATATAGCCATTCTCCCCTTTTGTTGTTTATCTTTATCAATTTTGATATTAACAAATTTTGCAATACCATTAACAAACTTTAATTTATTGTGACGTATATCATTATACATCTTCTTCTTTAAGTCTTTTAGAATGAAATCTAATCCCTCACTATCACCAGTAACTAAAGTTGTCCTAAGTTCTTGGAGAGTACCTTCTTCTACCTTATCGGGTAGTCCTTTGTGTTTAGTCTTTGCGAAATCTTCGAGGTCTTTCTCTGACATCTCTCCCGCAAGTTTCTTGACAACATCGGATACCTTATCGTCTTCCAGTTCACCTTTCTTATACTTATATGCGAGTGCCATCAACTTCTGTTGTTGAACAGAAACCGCCTTCTCATAGATGATAGAAAATGTGTCGAACTTAATCATCGAATAATCTTTAGAATTCTTTTGAGGTCTGCGAGAGACTTACCAACCGTATCGGTGTACTTAACCTTATCCTTCGCTTTACGCATTGCATTGAATCCACGTAGGGCTTTCTTTGCATCTGCTTGACTAATCTTGGCAGTCTTCTTATCTTTAAATTCCATCTTACCACCTTTGGGTAAGTCTGAGATTCTACGTAACTGAATGATAGGATTCTTGTCCGCAGCTTTACGGTCATCGTCAGTCGCTTTGATATCCTTACTATCTTTGTCCTTGAAGTCGGGGTCAGCAGACATAGCTCGTCTTGCATCATCCCTTGCACCTTCTTTGATTTCTTCTTTCTTCATGATTTTGAATGCAAGGTCAGCAAGTTTGGTAATCTTTAACTTTTCCATCTTTGCTTTATTGGTATCGTTTACCTTGTCATAAATCTGTGAGATAGCGGATGCGGTGAACATATCAACCATGACACCTTGGATTTTCTTTGCCTGTTTCTTCGCAACAATGTCTTTTACATCATCGATTACAGACTCGTCTAGTTGTACGGACTCTTTATACATATTTAACTCGTATCGTTTGTTATCTAGGTTTGCTACTTGTACTTGAATACCTTTCTTACCATCTTTTCCTTTCAGACGATATGAATTGGTTTTACCTTTGGATGGTTTCTTAGGCCCCATTGCGACCTTATTGTCAATCTCATCAGGGTCTACTTCGATACCAAACTTCTTCTTAGCAAATGCATAAGAATGTTGCATAGCACCACTAAATGTTTTATGATACAGGTCATAACCCGTTGAGGATTTTGATTCATTAACACTTTCGTCCATCAATGATTTTATTGTTTTGACATCAAGTTTCATCTTCTTCGCAATCTGTTGTGCAGACATACCCTTGTCGATATAACCATGAAGTTCTTTCATACGACCTTCTTCAAGTTCAGGTTTGTCATGGGTGTAACCCATCTTCTTCATGCGTTCATGGTCTTCAGGTTTCTCTGCCTTGTAACCTTTACCTGTCTCAGGGTCATACATCATATGGGGTTTAAAATCATCTTGTTTCAGATAATCCTTTCGAGAAATCTTTGGGCCACCATATTCGAGTATTTGTTGAAGTGTTTTCATTACGCTAAATCCTTATCGTGGTTTAACCCACCTTTTTTCTTTTTGACTATAAATGCATTAACCCTTGCATGTCCCCACTGTTGTGGAGTAGTGCCTGGCCTATGACCAGTCTTCCATGCGGCAACACCACGATTATATACTTTTCTTAATGTTGCAACAGATATGCCTGATTTATCAGACTTATCTTTCAAACTTTTACCAGCATCCTCTTCGATGGATGGTGTGTCTTTTTCATACTTCTTGCGAAGTTTGTCTGTACCCCAGTCTCCTGCTCCACCTTCTTCGTACATGTCTTTGAATGCTTTGGTATACTTGGACGGTTTCGTTTTCGCTGTCGCATCGCCAGGAGCGGGTTTATAGGCGGAATCATCATCGTCTGCTTTCTTCCCATGTTTCTTGAAGTGTGCATCACGTTTGTCTTTGGTAGACTTCTTGAGTCCAGCATGATAACGTGCGGGTTGAGTACCTTCTTTATCTTTGATGTCAGGGTCTTGTGCCTTTGCTTCAACTAACTCTACTGCATCTAACCACTTACGGAGTTTCTTACCGTCAGTCATTTCTACTATAACGTAGTTTGCACCCAAGACAGTTACAACACCGACCTCTTCGCTTTCTTTGATAACAACAGAGTCACCAAGTTCGAACAGTTCACCCTTGACAAACTCTTCTCTTGTTTTGGAAACAGTTTGAAGTTGAACATGCCTTTTAAAAGAAACCTCTTCCTTGAGACCCAATCCTTTTCGAACATCGTTAAATAACTTCCGTGTATCTTTATCGGACATACTTTTAGGAACACCTTGAGTGAACGATTGATAATCATTCTCTTTTGCGTTCGCACGTTGTTTAGATGCAGACATTCCTTCAACACCTTCTGCATCAGGGTCTCTACGACCCGCAGAGATTACTTTGATTGACTCAAAGTTATAGAATCCGTGTCTTGCCTTTTTACCGTTGTATTTGTTCAATAGAACATCAAACTCACGTACACGGTCATCACCCACTACCATAGTGATACGTTTGTATCCTTGGTCATATACCGCAGATGCAATATCGAATACGTTCTTTACTTTCTTATCGACAATGATGTTGCGACCAAACTTTGGGAACATCTTACGTAAGTGTTTGATTTTATCTGAATATGATAGGGGGTCTTTTGCACCAGTAGATTGTGATACATAGACTTTCCAGTCCGCACCACTAGCCTTCTTTGCAATAGTGTCCAAGACTTTACCATGTCCAATTGTAGGGGGATTCATCCTCCCAAATGTGAAGTAGACCTCTTTGGTCTCTTCAGTCAAATAGTCTTTAAAATTCTTAATCACTTTTCACCACCACCACGTTTTTTAGACATTTCTTTTTTACGAATCTGAGGCAGAAGTTTCTTTGCAATCTTCTCTATTGCGCCTGCTTTCTTTGCGACCTTCTTCTCTATCTCTGCTCTACGTGCAAAAGAGAGGTCTGCCTTGGGGACATCTTTGGTGAGTTTCTTTATGAGTTTATTACGAGCAGCAAGTCTGGCACGTTTCTTCAGTACATCCATAGATGCGACTTTCTTCGCTGCCTTTGCTTTCGCAATTTTAATCTTAGGTGCGAGTTTTTTCATTCGTTGTTTTGCCTTTTGACGTTGTTGCAACGTCATAGCTTCAACGAACTCGTCCGAAGATTCTAGAAAATTTTTAAATCCAATTGGTTTGGACATACGTTACCTCTTTGGTTTATCCCATCCCTTCAGTACATCAGGACTGAAGTTATTATACGAAAACTCTAAACGGTCAACCAATTTGACCGCATCACCACCTAATTCTCAATAGCAACAAATCCTTCTGCACCTGTGACTTTGTAACCTTGTTTGGTCTGTACAAATGCATCAATGTTACTAATGCTGTTTAATTTATTTATAAGTTTTAACTTTGCAAAAACCATATTTTTTTGCAAATCAAACATCATCACTAAGTTTTTTTGGTTTTTTTCACTGAAGAAACTGAGGATGTCTTTTTGCTTTGCTTCCCAGTTGGCTTTGCCTTTGGCGCTCTTTTTACTGTCGATTTCTTTTTGGTACTTTTCTCTAATCCACTTGATGAGGCCTTTGACGTGCCTTTTCGAGTCGGGGATGATTTGCCCTTGGCGGACGAACTTGTTCCCGTACTGTTCGATTTGCGTGGCGAGGTCTTTGTTACCTTCGAGTTGTCTGAGGGTTGACCCAGCAATCTTTTGAAAAATTGTACCACTGATTGATAAATATTTGTTAACATCTTTTGTCTCCTGTTTGGACATAGTTGCACCGCTCACATCACGCAACATGGCGTCTTGTGACCATACATTTTTTGAGTTCTTGAACTTGGATACGTCAACACCGTAAGATGCCTTCATCGATTCAAAATCTTTACCCTTATATGTAGTGTGCCATACAACACCCATTTTTGACTTGCGTACTTCCGCAGCTTGGTCATAAGGTATTGCATATATTATAGTATTAGGATGGAAGGTAGTATACTTCTGACCATCAATAGTCTTAGTCTCTACGTCTCCACCACCGAATAGAAAGTCACCCTGTATAACACCTTTGATTCCTAATTCAGGAAGATGCTTAAGAGCAAGTTTCATTTTGGTTGCGAGGTCACCTGACATGTCCGCATCGATTTCCTCGTCAGTCTTATAGACCTTGGGACTCTTTGCAAACACACCCTTCTTCGCAACAAAGAACTCACCGTCTCTTGGGTCTTGACCACAGAAAACGGCAGGGGCACCATCCCACTTAGTTGATAGTTTAGATGAAGAAACTCCACCTAACATATCACGTAGATTACGAAGAGCAAAGATTGCTTCTCGTGTACCCTTCACACCACCATAGAGAACCTTGTCCTCAATATGAGTCATGTGAGTATTCTTTTGTTCTGTTATAAATGTTTTAAAATGTTCCATTACACCCAACCATATTTGTAGTCGTCTTGATATATTTGTTCCATTATAATCTTTTTTGATTCTTCTGTCAAGTCGAAAACTGAAACTAATTCGATATCTTTTTTCTTACTGTCGTGTCGATACACCTCACCCATAGGATTACCCTTATAGGTTGCTAGTTTTAGTACGTTTTCTATCACATCATCTACTTGATGTAAGTAGTAGACCGCATCATATTCTTTTGTAGAACCTGCCCAATCAAACTGAGAACAAAACTCAGATATGTTTCTTATTGGACTATCCTTTGGTGCGTGAAGTTTCACTATATCATTAGGATTTTGATTCCAAAATTCAACATCTTTATCAGTAAGCATCTCAAAATTTGACATTAGACGTTTGAGTCTCCAACGTTGTTGATTCATTGCACCGCACCATCTATCGATGGGGTCACGTTTAATTGCAATAGACTCTTTGTACTCAGCTTCAAGCCACGTCAATCTACCACACTCTCTACCATAGTAGAGATTAATGAGTGAAGACGCATTCTTAGGTGGTGTCATTACCGCAATACCATCAAATACATGAGGCAACGGATTGACAAAATCTTGGTCATAGAGTTGCATGTTTATCATGATGTTTTCAATGAGTTATATTTTACTGCAAGATTAAAGAACTGTCCTAGTTTTTTCTGACCAGCGTTTCCTGCTTTGTTGGTTCGAATTGCCATCTCCATACTGATAGTATCATCTTTTGATTTTAATTCAAGGAACCAATTCTGTTTTGATGTTCTTGATGGGTAAGCTTTTATGAACTTCACCATAGGAAGAAATACACCAAGTTCATCATTAGCAGTAATCTCTTCGAAGTCATCTTTGACCGCCTTGATTACCTTAGTAGGAACATCGGGAGCATCTCTTAGGATTGCTGAACGAATGTAGTCCAATGTCTTATCTTTGTTTTTATTGAATAGGTCAATGACCGCACCACGACATACTTCTAGATGTTGGTCATAGAGTTGTTCGTACCTTTTATTATCTTTCTTTGATAGGTCAAGAAGGGCTTTTGCGGTATCACGTCTCTTTGAACCATCATAAGAACGTGCATCAGGCATTCCTTCAATCTTAGAATACACTTTGTCATGCAAGTCTTTTCTGAGTTTCTTTACACCACTATCTTTGAAAGCATCGAAGATAGGATTGACGTATGTATTGAGTTTGGGTTCTTTGGTTTTCTTACCACCCGCTTTGAGTGATACACCTAACATCTCACCGTCTTGGAATTCTAAAAAGATATCGCCAGGATGGTTCTTTGGAACACCTTTAGGTTTTGCACGATATCCCCAGTAGACTGTCTTGATAGGTTTACTTTTGTTTTCATCCTGTAGGTATTTGTACACACCCATTGCGTTCAACATCTTCTCTGAGAACTTGGATGATTCGGATGCTTTTTGAATAGTTTCGATAGCCGCCTTTGCGTCTGCTTTCTGTACACACTTTAATTTGGTAGGGTCTTGTTCTAATAAGAAGTCATAGAACTTTTCGATGTTAGTTCCAACGTTGAAATTCTTTTCCCATGCGATTGCGGGGAACAGTTCAGTAATGGATGCATTGAGAGTTGTCTCACCAATACCACCCGACTTAGGTTTAACTAATATGATTACTTTAGTATCGAACCCTTTGTCGATATGAATGGGGTCAACTGACTGTCCTGATTTCTCTCGGACTTCTGCATCGATGCCTGCCTGTTTTAAATTACGTACCAGTTCGTCACGGTCAGTAAGCCTATCATTCGAACGTGCAACAAGTACAGTTGTCTTACTATTAGATGATTTCTTTTCTACAGGTATGTCGCCGAATACATCAGCGGGAAAATCTGATACTTCAATTTCCTCTGACAAGAATCTTGCAAAACTAAACATAGTTATCCCATTGTTACAAATTAAAAGTTTACCCTTCTATTTATAACAAAACTGCACTAGAGTTTTCTTCATTATACTGTTTAATTGTATCTTTTAGACTGTTAATCCAGTTATCACGATGTTCAATAAACACTTGAGGTTCATCATTGTCCACCGAAATGATTGTCACAAGTTGTGTGATTGGCATTCCTGTACGTTCTTCCCACATAACAGCATAACCCGACTCTTGCATGAAGTAGTTGGTTACGAACTTAGTAGGTTTCTTTTTCATTGAAGTCTTGAAGTCAATGATGGATAGTTGTCCATCGAACTCTGCAACACAGTCAACACGTCCCGCAATACCCAAATGGGTAGAGTAGAGTGGAGCTTCTTGTGCATAGACCTTACCGATACGAGTATCAAGTATGTCCTTTACTGCAAGGAATGATTGGATGATATCGGGTGTATAACCTTCTTTGAAATCAGGTTCATTGTCGATATACTTTTCTAGAATCTCGTGAACCGCAGTACCACGAGTAGATGCACGATAAGAGATTCGGTTTGCTTCCGCATCACCTACCTTCTTACGCCATGCGGCGATACCGTCACGACTCAGTATTGAGAGGACGGTAGTAATTGATGGTAGTTTAATTCCATCGGGGGTCTTATACTGTCTACCAGTTTCGGTAGTGACAGCATCCATTTCTTTAAGTTCTGTTTTCACGTGTTCAAACATACAACACTCCTATAAGGTTGCGAATCAATAACAAGAGACCGACAGAGTTCACAACAATCAACGCACGGTCTTTCCATAATATACTTACCCATAACCATAGAGTAACACCTAAGGCAGAGATTGTCAAGTCGAATACAATCAACTCTGCAATCCCTCTCATAGACATTCCGACCAATAACATAGCAGACGCAATCCATTTGATATACCAGTCAAGAGTATACTTCGGAGTTGCAGACTTCTGAATCCTATTGGAGTTCTTTACCTCTTCGGGTGAGAAATCATTCGGTTTAGGTTTAAACAATTCTTTACTTTCCATTTTCCATTTTATCACGCATCTCCTTCATGCGATTACGTGAAGCAACCCAATTCTCAAATGACATTGGTTTACGTGCTTCACCACAGTTCAGTTTGTTTTTCTTAAACTGAGCTTTGAGTTCCTTTTTATACTCCGCACCGAGGAATGTTCCTACCATGCGTACTAATGCTTTTCGGAACGAACGTCCGTGGTGCATGTGACCAAGACAGTGAGTCAACTCGTGAATCAAGGTGTATGCATCCATACCACACTTTGCATCAAGAGTAACACTATGTCCATTAGTGAATCCTGACGTACCACGACCAGTGGAACGTGCTTTCAATTGAACTTCAGGTTTACGGGCAGAGAGGAACAGATTCATAAAATCTTGTTCCCCACTTTCCGCAAAGAGCTTGTACCATGTCTTAGATTTGTAAATCTTCTTCGCAAATTTCTGTGCTTCAGAAAGATTAGCAAATGTAGGAATGGGGTTACCCTTCAATTCCATTGCAGATTGAAATGCCCATTCAGAACGGTAACACTTCTTACGTTCAGAATCGGTAGTACCCTTGGCACCTCGATTCTGTTTCTGTGCATGTTTGATACAATAGAGATTGTACAAACTTGAATCCGCAATTTTAACCATAATATAAACCTTTCAAATCAATTCAACATACTCATTATAACAACAAGAACAGGTTTTGTCAAGCACTATTTTTGAGTTCAGTCAACTTTTCGTACAATGATTCGAGTCGTTTGGACAGATTCCTGACCATTGGCTCGTTGTCGTTTTGTTCTGCATTGTTTAAGTCTTTCTCTAACCATGCAATCTCAACTTCTAACATTGTCCGTTCATCGTTGGTGTTCATAGAACATTCTCCCACACCCATGTCGCTAGTTTATCTTGAAGGCGATATGCCTCCTTTTCCCAAGGTTGTTCCATGTACTCTTTGTTGCAAACACGACCTTTCCAGTATTGTTTACCCATGAGTTCACGTAACTCCCCACGTACACCTTGTTTTACATGAACCATTTCGTGTACTATAGTAGTAACGAAGTCACGTAACCCAAGATTACTATCTATCTCCAACTCATACTGTCGGTCATCGACTTGGAGACAAAATCCTTCACATCCAGTTTTCTCACTGAGACGTGGGTCTAATTTGATGTCTATTTCTAAGTTCTTCAGTCGAGGCATTAACTTCTTAGTTACTGCATACACGACTTGTTCGGTCAATTCTTTTTGGTGTTTCTTACCACCCTCAACACACATATATATCGCCATAACAAAGCTCTCTCTTTAATCTCAATTACAAAACCATTATCGCATATGGGGCAGAAAATGTCAAGCACTTTCTTTCATAACAAGTCTTTGATTTATAAGGGTTTTTAAAAAAAGATGTGGGGACTACCTATTAATTGAGAGAGAAAGGGGTAGTCCCCACGGGGGTTTGCACCTAATCGATATTTAAATCGTAGTGAGCATCCAAGAGAGATAGGATGTTCTGAGGTGCAGAAACTTCATATGGGTCGGGGTTGTCTTTATTGGCAGGGAAACCGTCTTCAATCTGAAGGATTTCAACAATGCCGTTATTAACGACCATTGCGTATCTCCATGACCTTCTACCGAAACCTAAAGATGATTTATCAACATCTAGGCCCAATGCCATCGATAATTCACAATTCCCATCAGGAATGGGTTTCACCTTCTCGATGAATGAATTTTCGAACCACGCATTCATTACAAAGGTATCATTTACTGATAGACAATAAATTTCATCAATAGCACGGTCTTCAGTAAACTTCTCATAGTTCAATTCAAAGTTGGGTAATTGTTGAGTAGTACATGTTGGAGTGAAAGCGCCTGGCAATCCGAAGATTACTACTCGTCTATCCTTCAAGATGTCATTTAATGAGACGGTTTTCCATTCACCATCTTCACGTGTTTCGAATGACATGATACCACCATCATTGATACGATGCGAAAAGAATTTTTCTTGGTCTAGTAAGTTATCACCTAACTTTACTTGTCTGTCCCAATCGTCTTCAAATCCACCTTTAGCTAACATCTGTTCTCGATATTCTTGATATCGTGGTGATTTCATATATGCATTTGCATGATTACTTTGTTTCATTACTACTTCCTTGTTTCTTGGGTTGGGGTCTGTACTGTTTAAATCCCTTTACCCTATAGTTACCACTCACGACAATCCTAGGACTATCGGAAGCATTCTTATATGTATAATGTGGTAAATGTGCGGGGAAGATTACAATCCCACCCGTATTAGGAACCACAGTTTTACCATAGTCAACACCATGTACCTCTATAGGAAATTTTAGGTGTCCACTCATTTCGTCTGCTTGTAGATAAAATACAAACGACAAATCTTTTCCATCAGGCCGTCTGTATGGGTCTGTATGGGCATGATAGGCAGTACACTGTCCCGTGTCTTGCACCTGTCCCCATATGTTTTCAATCTCGACCTGACCTTTAGTAAAGTTCTCCATACCTTCATCGATGACGCCCATAAGTTCTTGGAAACAATCCACATTATCGGAGATAACAATATCCTCCGCTTGTGTATGTGACGAAACATCATGGTTGCCAGAATGACCAGCATTAGCTTTATTCTCTACCAAATAGTCAATCATTTCTTGCATAGGAAGACTGGACGTATCCAATCTCCCCATCAAGAACCCTACTGGTAGAAGTGGTTCATAATTAATATTCTCCACGTTCACTCCTTATGCAGTCGCAAATTCGACTGCTTTCTCAACCGCTTTGATTTTTCTAGTTTGGTTTGCACCGAACCATGCAGAGGTCAATCTTGAATCAACTTCTCTACCCATCTCGTGGTCAGTTAAGTAGGTTACACTGTTAAGTGCTTGCCACCATGAACCCTTCGCAAAGTTAGCGCCAGGTTGTGTCTCAAGAACTTCATAAGCCTTTTGACCGTTAGAAGTCAAGTCAAGGAAATCTTTTACTTCGATTTCTTCTTTACCCTTGTAAGTTCTAGGGAAGACTTCATTGTAGTACTGAATCAATGCTTCAGCAGAGAACTGCTTGGACGCAAGGAACTGACACACATCTTTGTATTGTGCAAACTTATCGTGTGCAATACCCATGTGTTCTTTAACCATATCAGCGTCAAACATTTTTCTGTGAGACAACTTCACACCAGTGTTCTTTACACTTGCAAGTGCCATAGACAATGTATTGTTACATACAACCCTAATTGGAGTAAACCTAATATCAATAGACTTACCGTACTCATGAGGGTTAGAGAACAATAGGAATGAATCCACTTGGTCATCACCAAGAACATCAAACGACTCTTTGACTTTTGCAAGTCCCCAAGTCATCTTACCTTCTTTGAGTGAACCAGCGGTATGCATTTCCATGTCACCAGCCATACAGTACTCAGAGAAGAATTCAAACGCCTCTTCGTTCTGTACAGGATGCCAGTTCTTACCAACCTGAGTCAACACTTTATTGTCCGAAGACCTTACTAGTGCTTCCTGACCTGTAGGAACTTCCACATCACCTACTTTTGCGTAGGTTGGAACTTTATCCACAGACCAATCAAGACCCGCTTTAACCATCATTTGGTTAGGGGTCAAATCATTGGAGACCGCAGTCCCCAATCCATGCCAAGGCACATCACCAGCATACGCCATTTGTGCTTGACCGTTTACAATCTCTACTTCATGACTCATTACGCCACCTCCAACATTGCTAATGGGACAGAGTATCTACCTTCAGGCAACATAACAATCGCCTTCTTGATATTTACTTTGACAACTTCACCAAGAGTTTTCTTGGTCTTTTGAACAACATAAACTTTAGAACCGACTGTAATCGCCGCCTTAGTTTGCATTGACACTGCTTCCCTTGCGAAAGCAATTACTTCATTCAACTCCGATACAGAGTTCAGGGCTAGAAGTTCCTGTTTTAGTTTTGATGTAATCATAATATATTTTCCTCTCAATTAATTTACTTATACACTATATCAAATGGGGCAAGAATTGTCAAGCATTATTTTCAGAATAAGTGAATTAAAAATTGGGATACCAATCTTCACCCGTTGTAGTACCAGTACCACAACACTGCCAACAATCCTCTTCATCTCCAGTCTCGTTCATCACGTCAAGGTCGTAACCGTTACCGCAACACTCAGGACAGGAAATATCTTTTTCTTTCTCATTTAACATACACTTATTATAACAACAAGGGCAGAGAAAGGCAAGCGTTATTTTGAATTATTTTGAAGTTTTTTTTCGGGGGGAAGGATGCACTGCCATGGGGGGCCATAGAGACACTTCCCACATCCAGTACCTACAAGAGATTGTAGTTTGGGGTTTTCTTTTAGGTCTTTCTCACTGATTGCTTTACAAACACATACAATCATTACGAGGGAACATCTACCTGAAATTTTTCTATAATCCAACCACTGATATCCCACTTGTGGTTGCGAACCTCCCAAGGTCTATCGTGGTGTTCTTTGTGGAATCCTTCACCAGCAGTTAACATTCCTAACCAAAAGTCATTATGTGGTTTACCGCCTCTGTGTGAATATCCGAAGAGTAGATTCGAAAACAACTTCAGTAATCCAGCAGGAGCAAGCAAGCCATATATTATACTAAATGGGTCACGAGTTGTCAAGAGCAATATTGCAATCCATCCTAATACGATGAACCAATAGAACCTCTCTTGGAATCCTAGGATAGGGTCTTTGATAAGTTTTCTGAAGTGTGTCTTCCCTTCACCTACAAGATACTTCAAACTGAAGGGTGCAAGTTGAGGGGTTACGTAAGTCCAAAAGTGACCTTTGAATTGTGCGGAATGTGGGTCTTTCTCAGTATCAGTATGTCTGTGATGTTCATGATGGACAGCAGCAAATGGGATAGCAGGGCCGATAAACCCTAATGACCCGAAGAGTACAAAGAAACTTCGAGCCCATGCGGGACAATTTTTCCAATGTCCGTGGGAGAATACTCTATGATATCCTAATGTACCCGCAATGGTCATACATTGCCATAACACCAAACAAGCGACCCACTGACTTATTGATGCGTACATTACCATAGGTATTAAAGATAACCAACAGATTATCTGTGTTGATGCAAGTGCTTGTTTTCTCCACTTGCGTTCAAAGGTATCCCAAATTTGCCACATTTTCTTTATCCGTTCATTAAATCCCAAACTTTATGTATTCTTCCTGATTTCATTAGTTTGTGCATTTTTTTATATATTTGTTTCATATTTATATTACCTCATATCTATTTATAAGGTTTGTCACACAACTGTCACATTTCTTCGTAGTTCTTTATCTCGTCTGATACCTTGGTCTTCCATACCCACGGTAAGATTCCATGCACAATTAGAATGAATGCCATTCTCCATGCGTGTAATAGATGTTTGATATATGACATGTTCACGTCTTTTAGGTGTTTAATAGACAACCTTTACTCCATATTTAACTTCGAATCTGTGTGCATCACCTACAGTATCAACCATAGGCTCTCCTCGTATATTAAGACTTGTATTGAGAAGAATAGGACACCCAGTTCGTTCGTACCATTTCTCTAAAACAATTCGAATGATGGAAGGTGAGTTATATGGTACGGTTTGAACTCTAGCAGTCCCGTCTCTATGGATAACTGCTGGTACATCATTTCTCCTAGACCTATACACAAAAGACATATAACGAGAACTATGACAATAAAAATATTCTTCAACATGTTCTTCCAATACGACAGGGGCGAAGGGTCTAAATTTTTGTCGCTTCTTGATTCCATTTACTCTATCCTTTGCGTCTTTACCACGGGGGTCAGCAAGTAGACTTCTATTACCCAATGCTCTTGGGCCGAACTCTGACCTACCTACCGCAACTCCGACAACTCCATTTTTCTCTAATTCTTCTACAATCTCGTCTGCAAGTTTGTGGGGTAAAGTTGATGCATCAATGTCACGTCCTAGAAACGCATCATTCCAGTGTACCTTTCCACCATATGCAAGAGCAGCTGCTCCTAATGAACCACCCGCATCGCCTGGATTCGGCATAATCCACAGACTTGGATGTCTCTTCTGTATCTTTGTATTCGCAACACAATTCAATGCTACTCCACCACCATAACAGACGTTGTCTGAATACATAGATGCTATCTCAAAGATGTCCATCAATTTGTTTTCAAGTACTTTTTGTGCGGATGCAGCTATATCTGCATCGGGGAAATCTAATGTTCCTTCAGGAATACCCCTATGATTATTCGCATATTTAAGAAGTCTTTCAACTGCCGTTACACATTTCTTGGTTGCCTTACCAAACGCAGCCATACCCATAAAGATATATTCTTCATCTAAAGGTCTGAGTCCTACGTATTTGGTCAATGCGGAATACCATAGTCCAATACTATTTGGGTACTTATCACTATACACTTTCTTGTATTGTGCGTTACCCTTCTTGTCATAATAACACTTCCATATAGTAGTACAGTCCCATTCACCAATAGAATCAACTACGACAGTTACCGCTTCATCATAAGGCGATGTTTGAAACGCTGCAGCTGCATGTGATTTGTGGTGTGGATGTACGGAATCAGGTTTCCATGTTAGGAACCTTTTCTTAAACACATTCCCGTATTGACCCGCATAAAACTGTCGAGTCTTCTTAAGAATTGGTTTCTCGAAGAATGCCTTGTGGACGATATCATCTCTCCACATACCATTGATATATGACTTTAGGTCATACCCAATATACTTGTCGTGTTTTTTTCTTGAGAATCTTTCACTGTGTGTTGCGAATACAATGTGTCCATCATTATCAATAACACATACTCCCGCATCATGGAAGCCCTCACTCCAACCTAGATACATGAAATCTGTTATTCCTCGTAAATATACGGGTCGTCTTTCTTCGCTTTCCGTAGTTCCCACCACATCTTGACTTTGAACTTCCATCTTTTAAACCAATTCATTTTCTTCATAGTATTATATATCCTCTTTGTTAAAAGTAAATATTTCTATCATCTCTTCTTTACCCTTCACCTTAATCTCCCCTATTGGTCTCGACTCAATAGTGGTAAGTTGTTCCATTGTGTTACTAGAGTAGATGGTCTTGTATTCAAGGTATTCTCCTCGAGCAGCGGTTGCTTCAAGTCTGGCTGCGAGGTTAACTGCGTCTCCAATGACCGAGTAGTCAAAACGTGACTCACTCCCCATATTCCCAACAATGCAATCACCTGTATTAATACCAGTGCCGACATTGATGGGGGGTAGACCCTGTTCTTGATATTTTCGTCTAAGTTCATTCGTTTTTTCTTCTATTTGAATTGCTGATTTAACTGCCATCTCGGCATGATTGTCACACGGTAATGGTGCGTTCCAAAATGCCATAATACAGTCACCCATGTATTTATCAATTGTTCCTCCATTATTTAGAATAATATTAGTCATCTCATTTAAATAATTATTAATCAGTTCTACCAATCCTTCGGGGTCATCGTTATTCTTATAATGCTCGCTTATGGGGGTAAATCCACATATGTCCATGAATAGGAACGTCATCTCTTTTCTCTCACCACCCAACTTCATAAGGTCGGGGTCATTAGCCAGTTGGTCAACAAGGTCGGGTGAAAGGTATGTACCAAACTGTCCCTTAATCATTTGTTTGGCTTTAAACTGTGTGTAGAATTGTACGAATGACCCATGTGCGAATATCATGGTCAATGTACCAATCGCAAAGGTTGGGTCTAGTTGAACAAAATGATTTTTAAATAACCAAGTCGTACCCGTAACAAGACCACCGAGTATGACAAAGTATGACACTCCTGATATCATAATACTTGCATACTTCAAGAGTAGTAATAGTATGACACTTAGTATGACAGTAAGAAGAATCTCGTAAACTATATACTCGGACTGTCGCTTTAAAACGACACCGTCAATCATAGTCTTGATTATGTTTGCCTGAATGTCGTGGGGATACATAGAACCCATCGGTGTGGATACTACATTAGAACCTTCGAATGTTGCACCTATAATAATGATACTACCTTTAGGTATAGTATCCAGTTCTGTAAACGAATATCTCTTGAATTGATTCCAGTATGCAATAGTGATATTACCTGTAGTATCAGTTGTAATATTCTTAAACTGTGGTATGCGAACAAACTTGATACCGTAGTCATCTGTAGATATCTGATAAGAAGTATCTCCAGCTGCAACTCTTAATATGTCTAGTGCAAATGCGGGATACAATCTACCATCAAAGTTCTCTACCAATGCAGTACGTCTCACAATACCATCAACATCTTGTGTGGATGATATCGTACCATATCCTGTTGCGTTATCATGGATAACAGGTTGAGCAAACAACATTCCATCTAGTACAGGACGAAAGTCTTCTGCATCTCTATCACCAAATGTCGCAGTACCGATACGGGGTGGTCTATAGTCTGTATTGGTTCTATTAGATGGTGCGATTGCAACCACCGAGTTTTTCCATCCTAGGATATCTGCGAAATACTCATCACCACCCATTCTGTCTTCTTCTGAGAACAAGATATTAAACGCAATAAGACTACCATCGACCTTATCGATTTCATCTGCCATTACTTTACGGGGGATAGGATACTGACCAAATTGGTCAAGGGTTTTCTCATCAATATCAACCAACACAATCTGTTCTGATACAGATACATCTTGTGTCCGTTGTAGTGAATCGAAGTATGAGAGTCTTACACTCTCTAATAGGAAAGGGTCAAGGAACCTAAGTCCAACCATTAACCCCAATGTTATAAGTACGTGCCATGTTTTCATAGCTGTTATTTATTGCACTATTAATATCGTAGTTTCTCCACCACCATTTAACATAATGGGTTCTAGTAACTTACCATCCTGTTCCATAGTGACTGTAGCTTCTGAATCTTGGTCAACAGATACTTGTGCTCTATCTGCAACTTCCCTTCGGAACTCTACCTTATCACCTTCAACTAGTGTAGCTACTTGGGTGACTGTGTCGAATCCTTCTTCTGTGCCAGACAGAGTTAATCGACCCGAAGAGGTTTCTTTCTCTTTGAGTAAATCTTCTGTTATATCAACGAATGAATCAAGTACATCTTCTAACAGTTCGACATCTAGATAATCGATATCAAGTTCAGTAAATTCTAACTCATCAACTGCGAGTGCATCTTCACTCAATCCAAAGTCATCGTCTAGGAAGTCGATATCAAGAATGTTTGTGGACTCACCATTCTTAGTGATTCCATATATGTCATCGAATGCAAGTTCTTTTTTGGGTGGGTTAATAATCATAATATTGTTCAACATATCAAGAGAGAGGTTGAGAATAGAGGGTGTAGAGGGGTCTGATTCTGCAACACTCACTCTTGTAGACTCAAAGGGTTTGTTAAGAACGACTTCACCTGTCATGGTAGATACGATGATTTCACCCGAAGATACACCGTCTACATCAGGCAGAAGTACCACGAGGGTACTTCCAAATTCATCCACCGTGACGGTGAAGTCAGTCCCACGAATCCCTATTGATGCACTAGGGGTTTTGAGTCTTATGTTTTCTTTATCAATTGTTCCGAGTTGACCTGATACAAATCTTGCAGTCCCTTGTGCAAAGGTCATTGCAAGCTCAGACTTACTTGGGTCATCATCAAATACTACATTATCAATTACGATACGAGTATGCTCGGTCATACGCAATTTGCTGTCATCAACAAATTTAACTTCCATACGACCTTGCCCTGTGCGAAGGTCGTCTTTGGATATTACATCTTCTCCCATAGTGGGTTCGATGTTATTTTGTTCTCGTACTATTTGTCTCCAACCAACTGCTTTGTTGACTGAACCAACATCATCCGATTTAGTTTCCGCAGTTGCTTGTAGCGGTGCCAGAATCAGACTGCTGAATACAAATAACCGAATTAGATGTTGATGTACCATTGCCGTCAAACTCTATCTCTATTGTATCTGCTGATAGAGTACTTGATTGGATTAAATCCAAATTCATGTAATCACCATCACCAGTTATGGTTGCAGTATGTCCATCATACCCTGTTGCTGTGTAGTCAAGTGTTGAGTTACTTGTTGCAATGTCCCAATCCAATGTTATGTCAGATACATCTACCGATATGTTAGCTGTATTGAAATCACCGTCTAGAATCATGTCAACGTCTGCATTCGAAGCTGCATCGTTTCTACCAAATCCCCAATCGATAGTGTTATTACCACCTGAGATATCGATTTGGAAATCTCCACTTCCCGCACCATATACATTGTCGGGGTCTACTTCAAATGTTAAAGTGTTCGAAGAACCTACAACATCTAAATCTACTACAGTACCATCACCATATATTCCACCAAATAGTTTGTTAGTACTACCTGAGAATACAGAATTAAAGTTTATGTTATCGCCATTGAGGAGAAACTTTGATGGGGCTCCAGCAGCTAATTGCGATGCATCACCACCAACTACGTTGCCTGACCCATCTTGTTCAATAACAATAGTAGATGTTCCACCAACTTGGTCGATATATATCTCGTTGTCCGCACTTGCGTGGGGTGCCATTATAAAAGTCATTAACAAAGATAAACCTATTTTATATTGCTTTGTCATATGCTTTTAAACCTTCCTTAAGAAGGCCTCCTTATTTTTTTAAATAGTGTAAGAGATTATCCCCTTACATCTACAAATTTCCAAAACCCTCTCTCAGCTCCCGCTTCGATAAGTCCTAGAACTCCCGCCTCAATTGCACGTTGAGTTGCAATCGAAACGGACTCATTTTTGGTTACTCCACTTTCTATTTCTACCAGTTCTGTACCCTGTTCAATGAACTTGAACACATCCCCTCCATTGGCGGTTGAAAGTATAGTCTTTGTTGATATCACATCAAGCAATACTTCACCCGTTGCTACTGACACTAGACGGATATTCACCGTCACAGTATCAATACTATATTGTTTACTGGTGCCGATGCCAAGATATCTAGCACCCGCACCCCCAGTTTCCACAGATGTATCGTAACCTACAATACCACCTGCAATAATCATACCAGCAAATGTAAGCGCTGGTAACTTTTTAGCTCCCTCTCCGTCATATGATTGTCTAGTCTGTCGAATCAATTGACGTTCACGAGTGAGCGAATCCAATAATGTCCTGTCTACGACAGTAAAAAAACTGCCTCTAGACGCTAATTTTAATGCACGAACCAAATAAGCGCCTGGCGCTTGGGTTACTGCACTACTGAAGGAAGTACCTCCTCCACTATTCTGTCTTTTCTGTCCCGTTTGGTCTGTAAACTGATATACAGCTACAGTTGGTTTCCTTACTGGCGGAAGTACATTAATTAGTTCTTGTTCTAATAATGTCTTCTGTACTGTCGGTTTTTCGACAGCTGGTATCTTAAGTCCGTCTACTGACGCACAACTAGATACCAAAATCCCCAAGAGGGATACGGATAACAGTCGTATTGCCATTTTCATCTGTAATTGTTAACTCCACGCTATCGCCATCTCTGACGTAAGATACACCTGTACCCTCAATGTTAAAAGACCCAGTCATGGACGGATTCTCTCCGAACATACTGTCTACTATTTGTCTTGAAAGAGTCGAGTATATCCGACTTTCCATATTCCTAATAAATTTGGCAAGGGTAGTATTCTCTGCATCTCTTTCGAGTTGCTCTTGCAACATCTTTATTTCTTCCTTTATCGCTTTCTTACGATTGAACGTTTGGTTCTCAATCGTGAGATAGTGTGCGGAAGTATTCACACCACTAAAAGATGGGTTCTTAAACTTATGTTCTATAGGTGCAGCCGCAGTTTCGGCGCTCAATAGAATAAGTACCATCAATATCGATATTACACTAATTTTCTTTCGCATCTTCTTTTTCCTCTATTCCTTTCACTTCAATCGCAGTATCTAACTTCTGTTGCAATCGAATGATATCATTATCTAACATTCTGATTCGGTCAATAAGACCAATCAATGTCATATGAGTTTCCTCTAATGACGATTCAATCTTTGTGGTGATAGTTTTCCACACAAAGTAAATCATATAAAGCATTCCCATTGCGGCGACAATAGGAAATCCAAAATCCTTTACAGCATCAATCACTTCTTGCATTAGT